ACCATCGTTGTCTACTGATGGGTCTGAAGCTTTGTCACCAAGGTATCTGTCATCAAAGTCATCATAAGAATCGGCAGCCGAAGTAGCTGAAGCAGCAGCATTAGTAGCTGAGTTAGCAGCATTTGTTTCTGATGTGGCTGCATTAGTCTCTGAGGTAGCAGCATTGGTAGCAGAAGTAGCTGCTGCAGTTGCAGAACCTAAAATACCGTCAACGTATGTTTTTGTTGTGAGATCGGCATTGTCAGTTGGAGTATACGTTGTGGTTATCTTACTAGAACCCATATCAATGGCACCAGTCATAGTACCACCTGATAAGTTTAGTTTTAAAGCATCCTGTGTATCAACGTAACCTTTACGAGTTAAGGTATCATCTGTAGCAGGTGTAGCAGTAGAAGTAACACAGTTGGCACCCATTGCTAGGTCACCAGTCATTGTGTCTCCTGCAAGATCTACCTTAGCATCTAAAAGTGTATCTGTGCAGGTGTTTGTGTAAGCATCAGTAATGCCATACCCAGAAAGAGTAGTTGGGTTTGTCCCACCTGTAATACGTCCATAAACATCTGTAGTAACAGACTTATAAGTTCCTGCACTTACTCCTGTTGTAGCAAGATCAATACTGTCAGCATTTGTTACAATTCTACCAGAGTCTGCAGTAACAACGTTAATAGTATTGCCAGACTTAGTGAGACCAGTACCTGCTGTAATCTGCCCTGCACCTGAGAATTGTACGAAAGTGATATCTGTAGTGTCAAGAGTACCACCTGTATCCACAGTACCAACAAAACCATTATCAGCATTTGTTGTACCCTCTTCAACAAAGAAGAATGCTCCTGCATGTTTGTCAAAGGTATCTGCATCATCTGATCTGGACCAAGCACCTGCAGCAACTACATATATGCCATTTTCTGAAGCTGTACTTTGGTCTTTGACAAGAACCCTGTCGTCTGCAACTACTGCAATATCATCAATAGTCTGAGTACCACTTAAAGTAATGTTTGCAGTTGTAGCAACTTTAACAGATCCTTTTACATCCAAACCTTCAACTGCATTATCGACATACAATTTTGTGGCTGCATCAGAATCAGAAACAGGATCTGCTAAGTTTGTAATTTTATTACTATTAGCATTCATATCACCTTGTAATTTAAGGCTTGTAAAGCAAGAAATTCCTGTTGAATTTACATTACCAGTGACATCGCCTGTTACATTACCTACTAAAGGTCCATCTAAGCAAGTGCTTGCACATATTACAGTACCATCAATTGTTGTAGCAGTTACAGGACATGCAGTCGTAGCACCAACAGTACCGTCAAAATTACCTGTGTGACAACCTGCAGCATTTCCAGTAAGATTTCCAGTAACATCTCCTGTTACATTACCTACTACACATCCAACAAAACAAGTGTTAGCAGTAACAGTAGTACCTGTTATAGGGCAAGCTGTAGTAGCCCCTACAGTACCATCAAAGTTTCCTGTATGGCAACCTGCAGCATTACCTGTAAGGTTTCCTGTTACGTCACCAGTGACAGAACCACAGACATTACCTGCAAAACAAGTGCTTGCTGTAATAATTGTACCATCAACAGTCGTACCTGTTATAGGACATGCTGTAGTAGCACCAATAGTAGCACCGTCAATAGTACCCCCATTGATATCTACTGTAGCAAAAGTACCCTGTCCAGACGTACTAACTGTAGTAAAACTACCTGCAACAGGAGTAGTGGCACCAATAACAGTATTGTCAATATTACCTGCATTAATGTCTACTGTGCTAAGAGTTGAGGTTCCTGTGGCTTTTAGGTTAGGTGCACAGACTGTATCAGAGAAAGTAGAAACACCTGTAACTCCAAGAGTACCAGACAGTGTTGTGTTACCTGTTACACCAAGTGTACCACCGACAGTAGCATTACCAGATGCATCCATTGTGGTGAAGTCAGCAGCAGCAGGGGTAGTAGCACCAATAGTAGTACCATCGATAGTACCACCATTAATGTCTGCTGTGTCAGCTACAAGGCTATCAATGTTTGCTGTACCAGTAATGTAAGCATCATTCCATTCACTACCTGTAGCACCCAAATCGTATGTTGCATCTGCAGAAGGGATAAGGTCTGAGGCAACATCAGCATTTACTGTAACAGTATCACTATCGTCACTACCAAGAGTAGTATTCCCATTAACGGTAAGGTTACCCGTAATAGTAGCATTTTCATGTACCGCCAGAGTGTCGATATAACCCACACCATCAATGTAAAGATCTTTGAACTCAGCAGTCGGAGAACCCAGATCAATATCTTCATCAGTGACAGGAACAATAGCTCCATCTTGTATCCTTACCTGCTCTACTGCTGCATTACCAACATTAGTGAAGAAATTAATTCTGTTGTTAGTTGTATCAATTACAACCTTGTTATAGTTGTTAGTATCAGAGATAGTTGGAATGTAAGCACCTTCTGCTGAAGTGCCATCATGTTTGTGTCCTGTGCTTGCATTGAATGCAGCTAGTACCTGATTTAATTCGTTGTTGATTGGTTCAGCTTTAATAACCTGACCAGAAACAATATCAGCTACACTCTGTCTTGTATAACCTGCCATTTATAATCTATCCCCCACTCCAAACGTCACAACAAGTCCTTGGATACTGTGTGATGCATTCGTGTCATTTGTAACATATCTAAAAGAAACTGATTTACCTGAGCCTGAAACATTCACCCTTTGAACAGGGGATGGGTTACCACTCCAAATAGTTGAAGAGTCATTAAAGACAGCTTCGTTATAATATGCAGCAGCACCTTCAGTGCTTAAAGTAAAGTTAGTTGGATTAAGAATGGTGGTATCATCGTAGTCAAATACAACCGACATAACGATCTCGTTATCACCTTCTGATCTAAGGTAAGTAGCAACAGTATGAATAATCTTACGTTGCTCTGGATCTTGCATGTGCAAGAATGGTGTTTGGTAAAGGCTTACGATGTTATTTCCACCAAAGCTATTACCTGATTCTTGTCTGTGGACTTTACCTGAAGTGTCCCCATGAATGACATATTCTTCTTTGTCGATGTATCCACTGTCAGCACAAGTGGCCTCAATACCAATCATCTGACCAAACTCAAAGCCAATGCCACCCTGTTGTCCCATACGTAGTCCACCAAGAAGTGCATTCCCATTTTCTACGTTATAGAATAATCTAAACTGAGATTTACCTCTGATGATTACAGAAGAGACAGCATCAAGATCGTTATTAAACACAACATCAGAAATAAAAGATTGGATGTTCTTGGTTAGTGTTTCCAAGTTAACGTCACCAATCTTATCTGTACCTGAGATAGGTCTCATACCATCCTGTGATAAAAAGATTAGGTCACCACCAATCTCAATAACACTATCTGATGCTAGGCAACCAAGGTCATCTGTTACGTGCTGTAAAGCCCAGTCTGAGATGTTGTTTCCTACAATCCTTTTAATGTTGTTCGTACCAAATACAAACAGAGAATCACGAAACGGTTTGATTGATACAATAGGAAAACCTACGTTGATTACACCAGCACCATCTGCAGGTGCCCACTTGGTTTCGTCTGTAGGTGCACTGAAATACAAGTTATGAGGTTCACTAGGATCACCTGCAAGCCACATATGGTTCTTGAATACTGCAGCAAACTTAGGATCTGTAGGAGCATTAGCATGGGTAATCTGGGTGTAAGTTGTACCATCGTAGGTAGCTGCAGGGTTTACACCATCTGTCAGGATAACCTTTGCTGTCCCCCAGTTAAACCTAGTAAATCTTACTTTTGTTACACCTGTCATTGTAGGTGAACCAGAAGTAGTTACTGCTGTCCAAGACTCTGCTGTAGCATCCCAGTAGTGTAAGTAGTTGTTACCTGAAGAAGGCTTACGTGCAGCAAGAATACCATCGTTAATACCAGCAGCTACTGCTACACCAAGTACACTACCAGAGCTATCACCAGGTACTGTGCCATAGTCGTTGGTGTAACCACTGACACGTCTATATCCACCAGTTATAGCAGGTTCGTAATTAAGTAAGGAAATAGCAGAACCAGGTTGTCTTTCCCCTTGAGACAACACGTCCCTGTTCAGGTTCAATCCACCTTCAGCAAATACTTTAAAGGAAGCTAAATTTTCAGGCATTAGACGATAGTGCTCATAGTATTGCTAAACGATTTATTTCTTTGAATAACTGTAGATCTAATATCTAGTGGATCATCCATAAGAATACGTCTCATAGAACGAATACCTTCTTGAAGGCTTTGCTGGTGTAAAGCAGCACTTTGATCATTTGATCTAAATCTCATCATGTACATCATAGCACCGTCAATGATTACATGATTAAATCTGTCAGGAATAACTGCTGTATCATCATAGGCAGAAAGATCTGCAGGGAATGTCCAATATACGTACTCTATTTCATAAGCATCATTTGGAACAGGAGTTACACCAAACTTACTTTCGTATGTTTGATAAACTCTTTGTGGAGCAGATACACCAGATCCAGAATCACTTTGATCATCTATTCCACGATATCTTTGAGTATACTCTTCAAAAGAAATAGTTGGCAAGTAGCTAGGTGTATTACTTGCAGAGCCTAACTCTTTAATATAAAAAGTGTCCCAGTCAACCGTAGCAAAATCTGCAGGAAAATCATACTGTCTTGTACCTGCAGTCAATGTCTGAGTATATGTAGTTTTTAAGAAAGGCCATTCCTGACCTGTCTGTAGGATATTTCTAATGGAGTTGTTAATAGCTTGTTTAGCTAATGCTTGTACGTTACGTACATCATCAAAGCCACTGCCTGTTGTAGCAAGAGTAACTTCATTTAGTCTAGTAAGTAGTTGATTAACTAGTGTAACGTAATTTGCCATTACAAAAATCCTTCAGATAGCCTAAAGGGGCCAGTTGCCCAGCCCCTAAAGTTTAATCAGTTATGCAAGATAGTCACGATCAACTTCGTCAGCACCTTTAGTTGCTTCATTTACATCAACAACGATTGCCCATACACGAGCAGTCACTGTTGCTGCTGGAGCAGCACCTGCAGTACCTGTTACGTCAATGGTGTCTTCTGAAGCAATGATACCCTGTGTTTGAGTACCGAATGCGAAGTCACCTGCAGAACCACTGTCTACAGCTGTAGCAGCCATAAATGTAGTTGTGCCATCAGTAACTGTAACATCGTAGTCTGCTGAGTCCATTGCATCAATCAACTCAACACCTGCTGCTAGTACAAGAGTACCTGCTGCAACAGTTGGACCTGTTACTGTACCAGTTGAAGTTGGAAGTTCAACTTCCTTTTCAACCATGACTGCTTTTGAAAGCAAAGAAGTAGATTTAGCCATAAGTCAATCCTCCCTTACGCCAAGTTATATTTAGCAGTTGTGATTGCTTCTGGACGAAGAATCTTACGACCGTATAGGTGCATACCACGAACGATGTCAGCAAAGCTGTCTGGATCACGGTATGTTTCAGTCTTACTGATCTGCTCTGCAGTTGCTACTGCTGAGTCATGACCTGCAACGATAACACCATAGTTAGTGTTCTGGTTAGCTGTACCAGTTGTTGCAGGGCCAGTACCTACTGAAGGTAGGTTGCTTGAGCTGTATACACGGAAACCGTGGAAGTTGTTCAAGACTAGACCGTTACGTAG